ATGGAAGCAGAGCTTGATTGTGATTGGATGACAACAGATGTTCAAATAGAATTTGTAAATCATGGTGATGAGGAGAACTTAGTTGAAATCGTTTCAGTTAAATCGCACGGAGTGGATATCACTAGTTGGGTCAACATGGATTATATGTTTGATCTTGTTTGTGATTATATAAATGAAGCTGACTACCACTGGACAGATCATGGAGACTAACATGAATATATTTTATCGCAGTAAATGTCCACGCAAGGCCGCAGAAAGTTTATGCGACCAGCACGTTGTCAAGATGCCGTTAGAGACTGCACAAATATTATCTACGGCACACCGATACCTTGATGGTAATCTTGTCGAGGGTCGCACTGAGTCAGGCCGTAAAGCTAAACGCTGGGTGCTTGATAATCACGATGATAAGTTTTATCTTGCGGCCCATGTCAACCATCCTAGCACTGTATGGGCCAGACAAAGTAAAGAACATTACGAATGGTTGTATGAACACTTTGAAGCACTCAGTCTAGAGTTTGAAAGACGCTTCAAACACAACCACAAAAGCTGGAATAAGTTAAAGTTTTTTACGAGCAAAGCTCCACAAAACATTGAAAGCTCTGGCTTTATTGACCCGCCACAGTGTATGCCAGATGAGTTCAAAGACCCTAATACTGTGACAGCATACAATAAATATTATGAGTTCAAGTTCTTTGATTGGCTACAAAAGGGTAGGCCGATGCGTTGGACAAAGGGGGTAGGATGTATTTCAAACTAACCGCCAAAGATCACCACGACTCTATTCTGATGGGACAGGATACTGTTAGGCTTTGTGAAATGCAGGGTATTGTTCCAAGAATGACAGATAAAAAAGGCATGGACACCAGAACTAAAAATAATATACTCGCTTTCAAGGCAGAGTTTTTATTTGCCCGTCTGTTTAATTTACCCCTGCCCGTTGTGAATGTTTTGTCTGATGGAGGTATAGATTTTTGGTTGGGTGAAATATCAGTAGATGTTAAATGTAGCTCACATACTAATGGGCCTTTGATCTTTGACACTGAAAAATCTTTTGCGGCTAAAGTTGCAGTTCTTTATGGCGCAACTGATGACCCTGAAATTTTAAAACTACATGGCTGTATAGGCAGAAAAACTTTCTTTGAAAAAGCCTATAAAAAAGATTTTGGTTATGGTGAAAGATTTGTAATGAACGCAGACAGCTTAGATCCCATTGAAAAACTATGGAGGTTTTATGTTGAAAAAAACTTGGTTATTAATTAAAGCATCTCCTGAGTATTTAGGTGCATTAGTTATCGTGACTTTCTTTTCTCTTGGTATTATAATCGGGCAGTATCTCAAAGACGGAGGATATCTATGAGTATTGATGAAGCAACTCCAGAGCAGTGGAACAGTGTACCAAAAGCTAAGACGGCTTATGGAAAACTTTATCACCCTGAAGATAAACATGATGTTGTAAATAAACCAGATCATTATAACAAGGGAGCCATTGAAGCCATACAAGCTATCAGAGCCTCAATGCACCCACAAGAATTCAAAGGATATCTCAAGGGCAACTGCTTGAAATACCTTTGGAGGTACGAGTACAAGAATGGCATAGAAGATCTCAAGAAAGCACAGGTCTATTTAGGCTGGTTAATAAAGGAGCTAGAAAGTGATTAATGATACTATTGTATCGGACGAAGGTAAAGAATATTCGGTTGAAGAAATTAAACACAGCAATCGAATCATCAAGAGTGCAACACCCAAAGGAACTTTAGATTGGCATCTTAAATGGATTGCTAGTATTTGGTTGCTTGTTGCTATCTCTTTAAGAAGTACTGGAGTGCCAGAGTTACAAGTGTATGATATGCTTTTAAGTTTTGCTGGAACTTCTTTATGGGCTGTCGTAGGATTTATGTGGCGTGATCGTGCGCTCATAATGATTAATACTATTGCCGCAGTAATGTTGTTGGGTGGTTTATTTGGAAAAGTATTTGGAGCTTAACATGACATTCGATGAGTATCAAGCACGAGCAGGAACAACAGCTTTATATCAAGATAAGTTTTATCCTATTGCATCTTTGATGGTGGAGTCAGCAGAGTTATCTGATCTTTTTATCAAGCCTATGTTGCGCGGAGATAACAAACAAATAGATAGGCATGATATAGTTTCAGAGGCTGGTGATGTACTCTGGAATCTTGCAATGCTTTTAAGAGATAATGGGGTTGACTTTTCTGAAGTTGCACAGTACAATCTGTCGAAGCTCCAGAGTCGTGCGGAGCGTGGAGTGATTCAAGGATCAGGAGGTGATCGTTGAAAGTAATACAAGGTAACTTCAATAAAGACAAGTCTAAGTCTTTAAATGAAAAGCTTACTGAAGGTCTTACGAAATTAGAAGATGCTTCTGGTGAAGAGGCTTTAAGATATCCTTTTATTCTTATTGTTGATACAGGAGAAGATCTAAGAGTAGTATCTGATGTAGAGATGGAAAAGTTTAATCTCTTATTAGATCTTGTAAAGATGACCGTCCTAACAGGGGATTACAATTAATGGATGATGAAGCTTTTAATGCTGAGGATGCTCTTTGTCGTGCTTTTGTGATGGGATTAGGCACTAGCCTGCCCTCACCAGAGACGATGAAGAATATGCTCAGTTGGATTAATCTTACGTCAAAAAAGGAGGGAGTTACTTTGACTGAAGATTATGTTTGTAGTTGTATACCGCGTTATATCACCTTTCTATTTAACAAATCTTAGGAGATTTATTTATGGCACTTGTTGAAGGCGTTGCATATTGGGCTTCAGTTACTACACCGAATACAACCTATACTCCGGTGTACACTGTGAACCTTGTTGTTGATGAAGAAATTGCTAATGACTTTAGGTCGCGTGGTTTCACTGTCAAGGATATGGAAGAAGGCCCAGCACTTCTTATCAAGCGTAAAGTTAATGGGCCAAACGGTATGATCCGTTCAGCACCAAAGCTTTTAGACAAGCACAAGCAACCGATGAATGTAGCTGTTGGTAATGGTTCAAAGGTTAAGGTGCAGTACAAAGAGTGGGAAACTACTTGGAATGGTACTCAATATAAGGGCCTCGACTTTCAGGCTATGCAAGTCTTAGATCTTGTAGAGTATGCTAGTCCTGATGGCGCTGAGTTCGATGTTGAGGACGATGATGGAGATGAGTTGTAATGTGGACATATACACACGAGGATAAAACCTATGATGTGGTTTTGTTGTCTGATGAAGGTCAGGCAACATTCCAACTCTTAGCGACTGTCCAAAGCCGTATTGATGGCTTTCAATCTGATCTTACTATTGCTCAAGCGGCGGCAGTCGCATTGCACCAGAAGATGCAAGAGTATCTAGAAGATATTGCTATTGTCGAGGGCGATGAAACGGAGGAATAAACATGGGCGACTTTGTGGCCTATCAAAAACCTTGTCCAAGTTGCGGAGGCAGTGATCCTGTCTCCGTAAACGAAAATGGTTCTGCAAAGTGCTTCAGTTGTGGAACCTTTTTTAAAGATTATGAATCTGCAATGGGAGGCAATGTGGCAGACTTCAGTAGCTTCAAAAGATCTAACGACAATAATTCATTCCACGATACACAAAGTGTATTTTATCATGCACTAACTGACCGATCAATCTCACTAGATACTGCAAAAAAATATGGCGTCCGATCAGTTAAAGACGAGTCGGGCAAGATCATCGAACACCACTACCCAGCGTACATAAACAATGAAGAAGTCGCTACTAAAATTCGTAGAGAAAATAAAACATTTACTTGGTCAGGCTCACCCAAAGGAACTGGCCTTTTTGGTCAGCAAATTGCACAGACGGGCGGCAAATACATTACGATCACTGAAGGTGAGTGTGATGCTATGGCGGCATACGAACTTTTGGGGAGTAAATGGCCGGTTGTATCTGTTAAGAATGGAGCGCAGGGTGCAGTCAAAGACGTTCAAGAAAATCTTGAGTTCCTTGAATCGTTTGATACGGTGGTTATTTCTTTCGACAACGACAAGCCCGGAAAAGATGCCGCAAAAAAAGTGGCGCGTATTATCAAGCCGGGAAAAGCTAAGATCCTTAATCTACCGGCAGACTTCAAAGACCCTAACGAAATGCTCAAGCTGGGTCACCACAAAGCTTATGTTACTGCATGGTGGGCTTCAAAACTTTATACGCCGTCTGGAATTTTAAATGTCAGTGAAGAGCGTGAGAACTACAAGAAGCGTGAGAAAAAAGAATCAATACCTTACCCTTGGCATGGCCTTAACGACAAGCTTGAAGGATTAAGGCAGAAAGAACTAATTACTCTGACGGGCGGTACAGGGCTTGGTAAGTCTAGTGTCACCCGAGAGCTTCAGCATTGGTTGATTACTAATACTAATGATCGTGTTGGTGTGATAGCCCTTGAGGAAGATTGGAGGCGCACAGTTGATGGCATCCTTTCTATCGAAGCTAATGATCGCCTGCACATTGATAGTATCAGGGCCAAGTACAGCGAAGAAGAACTAGATAATTTCTTCAATGTTCTTTATGGGGGAAACAACGAGAATAGAGTCTACATCCATGCCCACCTTGGGATGAATGATGTTGATAGTGTCTTTAGCAAACTACGCTTTATGGCGATGGGCCTTGAGTGTAAGTGGATTATCTTTGACCACTTGCATATGCTACTCTCTATGACTACTGATGGCGACGAGCGCCGTAACATTGATTCTATTATGCACAACTTCAGAACGCTGGTAGAAGAGACAGGCGTAGGCTTGATACTTGTATCACACCTAAGAAGGATTGATGGTAATCGCGGTCACGAGAATGGTATAGAAGTAAACCTCAGTCACATGAGAGGATCGCAGAGTATCGCACAGTTATCTGATTCAGTAATATCTTTGGAGCGCAATCAGCAGGCTGAAGATCCTATTGAAGCCAGTACTACTAGGGTTCGTGTCCTCAAGTCTCGCTATACAGGAGACACAGGGATAGCTACCCATTTGTTTTATGACAAAGATACTGGTAGACTCAGCGAGATCGCAATGGAAGAAGAAGATCAGAATGAGATTGAACTATGAAATCAATAGTCTTTGATATTGAGGCTGACAGTCTAGAGCCTACAAAGATTTGGTGTATCGCCGCAGTTGATCCTGACTCTGGTGAAACCAAAACCTTTGGGCCTACTGAGATTGTCAATGGCCTTGCATTTCTTACGACTGCTGAGAAGCTGATAGGCCATAATATTATTGGCTATGATCTTCCAGCTATCAAAAAGATACACAACATAGACCTAACAGAAGGGAGGGCAATTATAGATACTCTTGTACTATCACGCCTCTTTAACCCAACACGGGAGGGCGGTCATAGTCTTGAGTCTTGGGGTTATCGTATTGGTCTTCAAAAAATAGATCATACAGAATTTGGGGAATACACCCCAGAGATGCTGAACTATTGTCGCAATGATGCCGTTCTCAATGCAAAGATGTTTAATAGTCTAAAGGCCGAGTCTCGTGGCTTCAGCCGACAGTCAGTAACGATAGAACATGACACCCTGAAAATTATTGCAGAACAAAGGGATCATGGATTCTTATTAGACATTCGTGCGGCTACACTCCTTGAAGCTGAACTGACTGATCGCCTCAAAGAAGTAGAGCGTGAGGTTCAGAAGACCTTCAGACCTAAGCAACTAAAAACTATTCTTCTACCACACTTCACTAAGACAGGTGCGCTTTCTAAGATGGGTCTTATTCAAGGTTCAGAAAAGAAAAGCCGACTGACACAAGAAGAATATGAAGAGCTTGCAACCAAGCGTAAAGCTGTACGCATTGAAGAAGTTCCTTTCAATCTTGGCTCACGCAAACAGATTGGTGAATATCTAATTGACTTTGGATGGGAGCCAAAGAAGTTTACTCCTACAGGCCAGCCAATCGTAGATGAATCTACACTCAGCAAGATCACAGACATACCTGAAGCAAAGCTTATTGCAGAGTACCTTCTTTTACAAAAGCGAATAGCACAGGTGTCCTCTTGGCTTAAAGCGACACATGAGGATGAGCGTGTACGTGGTTTTGTCAATCCTAATGGTACTATCACAGGCCGTATGACACACAACAGCCCTAATATGGCACAGGTTCCTAGCGTTTCTGCACCCTATGGAAAAGAGTGCCGAGCCTGTTGGACTGTACCGGAGGGCTATAAGCTAGTTGGTATTGATGCTAGTGGCCTTGAGCTAAGAATGCTTGCACACTACATGAAGGACGAGGACTTCAAAAATGAAATACT